AGCGAACGAAGAAATTTCTTTCTCGCGAGCAAGCTTTCTTTGCTTGTTAAGCTCTTCCTCGAGTTCGGCTACACGAGCGTTGAGGGTGTCAACACTCTGATCTCCAATAGCGGATTCGCTATGATCTAGAGATTCGGTAGCCACAGGTGCAGCTTCTTCAGCGTGGTCGGCTGTTTCTTTCTTTTCTTCTTTAACCTTTTCTGACATATCAGATTTCTTTTCCTCTTCTTCTTCTTCCTTTTTCTTCTTCTCTTCTTCCATGTTGCCGCAGCCTTCGCCGCTGTCAACTACTTCCTCAGCGTGATCCGCTTCTTCTTCCTTTTCTTTCTTTTCCTCTTCTTTATCTTCGGCGTTATCAACTACCTCTTCGGCGTGATCTGCCTCTTCTTTTTTCTCTTCGTCGTCGTCCTCTCCTTTTCCTTCTTTCTCTTCCATGTGCTTTTTGAGTCCTTCTGGCATTTCGCCATAAGAAGACATGTCCTTCTCCATCATAGAGCCGGCTTGTTTCTTGAGAGCCAGTGCTTGGAAGAGCTCGTCTTCGTCGTACTCGGCAGCTAGAGAGGCAATTTTCTTGTCGTTATTCTCCATTTCACCAGAGATATCTTCTTCGCCTTCCTCACCAGCAGGCTCTTCGCCTTCTCCTTTCTCATCACCCATGCCTTCTTCGGCAGGAGCTTCTCCTTCTTCTTCAGGAGCCTCAGGTGCCTCTTCGCCACCCTCGTCCTCTAGACCCATGTCATCACCTTCACCTTCACCCTCAGGGGCTTCAGATTCGGCTTCTGGGGCCATCTCTTCATCTGTTTCTTCGTCGGCAGCATACTCCATTTTATAATCGGCAGGAGCACCTGTTTCATCGACTTGATTGCCGGAATCGTCATAGACGGAAGGCTTGCCTCCGCCGATATTGATGTTGACGGTCATAGAACCCTCGGCATGATCAACGTTCTGATCTACCGAGACCTCCTTGACGGTTTCGTCAACGAGCTTCTTTTTTCTAGTCATAGTAGATTTGTTTGTTTCTAAGGCTTCTTTAAACGAAATAATGGTCTCCCCTTCTTCTGGGGATAAATAGAGAATTTTTTCTTCGTTAATTTCACCTTCGGAAAATGCAGTCAAGCCTTTTACAGCTGGAATAGAAACTAGCCCAAGGTGGCGAAGTGCTAATTTACCGGGGTAGGGATTTGTTTCTGCCTCGGGTAAGTAGAATGAGCTACTTACTTTCTTAAACACTCCATCGCGAATTAGTTTTTCAGCCTTGGGGGTAAGTTCTACGTTACCCCATAAAGCTTTACCTTTTCTCCAAAGATTTTTTACCCAGCCTAACGCAGGTGTTCCATCTGATTGATCATGCCCAATAATCAGAGGGGCCTCATGGTCACCAGGGACATAAGTCCCGACGACTTGATCCAGATCCTCCTCTGTGAACATTAATTTTTGCCCAGTAGAGCTGATCTGAGGACCAGCCCTGAACATTTCAATGTGCACAGATTTTTTCTTCTGTTGAGAAGATAGAGGCTCGTTAGAATTTAAAACCTGTTCTTGATTATCAGACATTTTCAATTATCAGATGGTAGTAGCGTTAAGTAGATAGTCGAATCTATCAACGTTTCTAGAGAAGGTATCCTGTACCTGAGCAACCTGACCAGCAGGTGTTCTAACTACAGTAACAACTAGACGCTCAAGCGTTGGCGATGTAGCCACGTAAGCATCGAGTCTTAATGTTCCATTTTCTAGATCGGCTAGGGAATTATTAGCATCAGAACAAACAACCAGATATGCTTGCTCTGGCCTTGCACCAAAGAGGGCACCTTGTCGGTAGAGTTGACCCATAACCTGAGAGGCGATAGACTTGGCTCTAGCATAAAGAGTACCGGCGGAGTCGATCTGTTCAAATAGGACGTCGTCAAAGCTTCTGGCCATAACGTCGAGGAGGACGTTAAGGATTGCTCTAGTATTGACGTATTTGAATAGAGCGTTGGAGCTCATTGTTCTTGCGCCCCAAGCCACAATTCCTCTATTGGGTAGGCTTCTGATTGGATTGAGGCCTAGAGGATAAGTAACTTCTTGTTGCTGGGCAGTGATATCAAAGCGGAGGCCAGTGGCTCCTCTTAGTGGGTATCTTGCACCAGCAGGTGCTTGCTGGAATCCTTCGTTAACATATCTAGAACATGCGATACCAGCGATGAACGGGCTGGGAGGTACGAAGCGATCAGAAGCATTCTTAATATATGGACCATAGAAAGCAGCATGGCCGAATGGAGCACCAGCAACAGACTTGATATAAGCAAGTTCGTCTTGTACTTCACTCAAGGAGTTCTCATCTCCGCCACAATCAATAAGGGCAATATGCTGAGTACCAGAGATACCTTCGACTTCACCAAGCTTACCTTCGGCAGCTTTGAGAAGTGCTTGAGTAACTTTGACTCTCTCCACTCTTGCCTGAGTCTTGGTCATTCCACCGACTTGAGATACGAAAGATCCGTATGCTTCAGGAGCGAATACGAAACCAGGACGATAGTCGCCAGATCCCATACCTTGCTCGATGGCGTATACGAAGTCTTGAGCACGAGCCTTAGCAGAAAGCTTATAGTTCGCAAAGTCAGCAGCTTCATCAGAAGAATTAACTCTTCTGACATTTTCATCTCTCTTGCCGTAACGGTCGAGGCCTGGAACAACAGGAGAAGGAATACCATTCTTAGAGGTGATTTTCAGCTTAAGAAGGTAATCGTGACGATAGTAGCCATTGGCTTCAGAGCTGTCAAGATATCCAATCGTGTTGCTTGAAAAATCAGCAGCAGGAGCGGTTTGTACAACGAACTGATCGTCGCGTGTAGGAGCCTGAGCAACCTCGTACCTGACACCGGCAATAACAACGAAGTCGCCATTGGTAAGCTCTTCGGTGAAGTTTGTGGTTACGATACTGTAGGTTGCACCCGCCACGTTCGTAGGTCCATTTTCAGCAGCAGATCCAGAAAGTCTTACAGAAGCCGTGGTGTCACTAAAGACCTCAACAACCTCGTAAGTCTTGCTATTAACAAGTAGGTTCTGACCAGGAGAAATTTGGGAAAGATACTGTGTGCTTGTACCAACAAGGTCTAGATCGCCCTTAGTATCGTACGCTTCTCCGTCTCCTGTGCCCGGACCAGAAGCTTTAAATTCTAATCCTACAGTATTTGAAGCAGCTCCAATAGCAGTAAAGTCAGTACTACCTACAGACTTAATTACGTAGAATGCATCAGTAACAAAGTTACCTGCAGTAACCACGGTATTTGATTCAGCGGAAATCTGAACAGTACCTGATAGGTTATTACCAACAACACCTTTAATTGTGGTGCCATCGACGCTCTTGTCGTAGTCTAGAGTTCCGGTAAGCTTTGAGGAGGTTGCTGAAGCACGAAGCTCAGGAATACCTGCGGTTGCGATATTATTGGAGATCGCAATTCCGTTATTAGGAGCAAACTCATTAGCACTTAATCCACCAGAGGTGTAATCAACTGCGACCGATTCAACATCATAGAATGCATCAAGTTCCTTGTCCTTAAGGATCTCAATCAAGCTATCTCTGATATCATTTGTAAGTTCTGCGGGAGTAGCGCCATTAGCAATAATAGCTCTGTTCTCACCAGCAACGTTTACATAGAATACTTGAACACTGTCAGGAACATATCCGCTTCTGGTTACGTTACCACCAGTTGAGGTGATTGTACCATTAGGAGCAGAGCCTGGAGCAGAACCATCGAATCCTCTAGCAAAAGCAGCTGATCCATCCCAACGGAAGTATCTTGCTTCGCTTGAAGGCCACATGACCTGAGCAGCTTTACCTGTTCTGTTGTCTAGAGTAACAGCAACTACTTTACCAGAGGGGATATCACCAATTGCAGCATATGCACCGGCGTTAAGAAGGAAACCTTCGATAGCATCGGATAGCGCAGTTAGCTTAGCAGCCGCATTAGGAGCAGCAGGGTTACCGCCTTCGAAGTCGTATTTAAGTCTACGAACTCTAACTCCGTCTACGTTAGCATCGTCGCTAAGGTTAACAAAGTTTTGACCAGCACCGGCATTAGCAACGGCGTCTGCTTGAGTAGCAGCAAGCTTGAATGCGTTACCACTAATACCGGTCACATAGTAAGTCTCGTTAAAAGTAAGTCCGGTCTGAGAATCAACACCTAGACCTACATAAGAGGATTGGCCAGGGTCAATACCTTCAAATACAACTGAATCACCAGCGGCAAGGGGATCTGCGGAAGTACCAGCGATGGAAAGAGCGGCAACGCTAGTAACAGATACAGTGTCGGTTGTTGTTTCAGAAGCAGTGACGGTAGTCGTCTTGCTTACTTCCTCTAGATAAGCACCAATAGCAGCACCAGAGATAGGAAGAACGGGCTCCTGAGTTGCAAGGTCTCTAGACACAGGTCTAAAGTTAAGCTCCTTCATAGGAACATAAGTAGAGATCGTTGCAGCATCAGTTGGAGTCGCATAAGCAGTATCAGAGATCTGATAGCCTTTGAAACTCTGGATTTCAGGAACTACGCGAACGTCTTTAGAATAAATTCTAAATGTAGCAGCTTTAGCCTCTTCGTCAGTTTGCTCAATGCGATAGTAAGTACTGAAATCGGGATCGTCTTCTTTTAAATATCCAACAATATCAAAAGCGTTATCGTTAGAATCTAATGCAGTAGTAGTGATACCTTTGATGGCGATGCCATCGTTATCGTTAATTCCTAGAGACTTATCTCCATAGTAACGATCGCTAAGCTTTAGAGAGAATAGGTTCCAACCTGCGCCTTTGGTTAATACAACCTTAAGTTCAGGAGTGGGGGTAACTCTAGTGTAATAGAGAACACCGTTTACACCTACGTTTTCAAAGAAAGCATTTACAGCGTCGTAAGAGATTACGGACTGAGAATTGTTTTCAGCTGTGGGGACACCACCAGCTTTTTGAATGAAGTCAGTGAGAGAGCCAATTTGTGTTGGCTTATATGGAGGAAGTGATGCATAGCTATCAATTGGTTGATCATCATAAGGATCTACGGGTGTAGAACCAAAGATGTAGCCAATGGCATGAGATGCCAGGGGCTGGGGTAATCCACCAGTTGATGACTGAGTAACAAACACTCCAGGGCGCTGTAGAGCGCCTACGTTAATGTTTACAGGATTAGCCATAAATTAATCTTTTACAAAGTAAGAGGCCTTTCAGAGAGCCTTTAAACAAACAGCCATTTAAAAGCCTTAATCTTCCGGGTTGGTTTTGTATAATTCAAAAAGATGGTTCATTAACCAGTCAGGGCAGCTGGTTCTTCCACATTTCTGTAACTCTAAAATTTTTAATGACTTTCTCATTATTTTATTAAAGTCTGAATCTGTTACATAGCGAGAACAAACTTTAACAAATTCTTTTAGTTGTGGGCGATCCTGGCTAACAGCTATAGAGCATAGGATGAGTATGAGTTTTAGCCTTGATTCGTCTGTCATGTAGATTGTGACCTAGATTTATTTATTTTTTCGACTTCGCTTTGATGTATTTGAATCATGGCCATTACTTTTGTCATAGGTTGAGATTCAAAAAAATCTAAGGCTACAAACGAACTATTTTGAAGATGATAGCATACTTCTAAAAACTTAAATTTTGGCATGAAGTTGCAAAATACTTCTTTGATAAGAACGTCAAAGACTTCTTTTATAACTTTAGGTACCAATTTTTTTATCGCGTTAGGGGACGTTGATACGTACTCTATTATAGTAATAACATCTTCAAATTTTATTTCTTTTGCCTCTTCTCCTAGATACCTTTCTAAAAATTCTAAGTCTTTTCCTGTAATGTCCCTAAATTGCAAACTATTA